AGTTATCAATAGCTTCTTTTGCTATAACTTGAGACTGCTTTACTAATTTTCGTCTTAACCAATCTTGATTTAACTGCCTAGCATAAGATACAACGTTAGCAGTAGTAGGAACTTTATCTACAAGTCCAGTCATATAATATGTCATTCCATTTATCTTAGATGAAACGTTTACAATATCTATTGGTATATTTTCAGCTTTTAAATCTACAACTGTTTCCCAAATCTTTTGATTCTTTAAATCATAGAATACTTCAGTTTCGGGTATAAAATCTTTAACCAAGTCATAACAACTCTCATCTAATAATACTGCTCCTAAAACAGCTTGTTCGCTTTCAGAGCTATGTATTGCTAATGCTGTATGTTCTACCATTATTTATCCTCCTTACATTCGTGACAATCTCCTTTTTCCATAGGTATATTTTTTGTATAGACTTCTGGGTCTAAAAAGTTATATTCAAAAGACTTAGTCATATATTCATATGCCCAAGCTCTTCCACATTTCTCACATCTTGTAGGAACTCTTGTCGTGGAAGTTTTTTCATTATATTTAATTCCATTTAACTGTCCTTGATAATGAGGGTCTTTTAATCCGTGGACAAACTTATCAATTGCTTTTTGGTCAAACCATTCTTCGTACCCTTCAGGGTCTATTTGTTTCAAATAATAATATTTACTTAAAAACTCTGCTTTATCCCTTTCAAATATTTCTGGGTCCACATAATTCATCTCTTCTCTGTCTAATCCTTTATAGGACATCTTCGGTATTTCCAATATTTCCCTCCTTGTTAAATGTTTCTAAAATTAATTTTAATAATTCTTCATATTTAATACAAGCATAGATTTCACCTCTATCTTGTTTAATCAAAGTAAAGTCGCAATCGTCTGGTGGTATAATATATTCAGCTATGCTCTTTCTAACTTTGCATTGTATATCTAATTCTATAGAATTGTCAAACAATCCATCAACGTCGCTATACTCTATAACTATATCAACCTCTGGAGACTTACCTATACTTCTTCCGTCGCTTCCCCAGGCTCTTTTTGCAGCAAACCCATATTCTTCAGCTACAGAACAACACTCCTTTTCAAATCTATTTCCTTTTGCTTTTGACTTATTTGCCATCATTAACTCCTTTGCCTGCCCACCTTTCTAAATATCCTACTAATTTATCTATTTCATAGTTTTTGTCAAATTCTGTCTGTTTAGGCATTGGTCTCATTTCCCACCTATAATTATACCCAGACGAATCTAAATTGCTTATATTAAATATAAATATATCATCTTCTACTCCTACTGCATATAGAAATTTTTTTCCATACATTTCCGCATAAAGTTTATTATAAGCATATTTATCAAACTCAATAATAAATTCGTCATAAATTTTATGCCTATATTTTAATTCAATTATATAATTATTATTATATGCATCAAATCTATGATACTCATTTCCACACAAAATAGGCTTATCTTGAGGAAAATGCTTATTTAACTGTTTTAACATCAATAATTCATTTTTTTTCATACTTCTCCCAAATTTTTCTTTCGAGAATGCCCCTATACGCGATTATAATTGGTTTTTCGATATAACTATCGACTAATATGTGCTTCGTCCATACAAGGGCAACCTCGTCAATTACCAGTAATATTTACCATTTTTGTCCCTAATGAGCTTATAATACCTCCCAAGTGTCCTAACTTCTGTTATGTTATTGCCTTCTCTATATAATTTCTTTATTTCTTTATTAATAAAGTAAGGAAACATAAAGTATTTTAGACACAACTCACTAGAAGATATATTTTTATTGCTCTTTAAGTCAATTAGAATCTTTTCTCTCAACCTCATCTAAACACTCCCTATATCTTTTTCTTAATATATGGACAAGATATTTTTCTTCCCTATCTGTTAAGTCTATAATACTCTTTCTACCTATTTTAGATAATCTTTTAGTCACAATAACTTCAGTGATACCTTTATCCCATCCAAGTAAGTCTTGAAACGTGTCCATAATTTTATTCCATTTAGAAACTTCCATAATTCTCCCTATAGATAATATTCCCTTCTCTGTTATATTTCAATTCTGCGCCAACCGAATTGTATTTGCGTACGTTTATTAAAGGGTAAACAGGATTGTCTACCTGCCCGCTTCCTTTTAAAGCGTATTGTGAGAAGGGAATATTAACTCTTTTAAAATATATTGTGAAGTCCGCTAGTTGTGTTAGTAGGATTAACCATACTCCACAATATATTAATCACAGTTGTCACAGTAATTAGGACCCATAGTCTGTTTAGCTCTTTCCAAGACATCCTCGGAATCGACTGAAACAATTTGTTCCTTTTCTTTATACTGCGACTGAAACTGAGATTTGATAGATGTTCTAACTTGAGAACATACTTCCTCTTCGCCTTCACATCTATTCTTTTCTATCATCTCAATTAAAGCCATTAATTGCTCTTCATCTAATTTGATTAAGTAGTCCATTAAAATGGTAACTCCTCGTCATTTAGTGGTTTTACTCTCTCTTTAGATTTAAATACATTAACTGCCAAAGGAGTAACTCTTTGCTCTCCTTCTGAGTTAGTCCACTTATCGTGAACAACTTTGATGTTTACTGGGTTTCCAGCAATATCAGACTCCATAACTACTGGAAGAAGATATCTTCCTTGTTCGTCTTTCTGCATCTCAAAGCCACAAGCCTCTGTGAATATCATATATCCTTTATTATTACCTTGATTATCTTTAAGGTTAGGATATTTCTTTTCGTCGGGCTTCTTAAATCTAAAGTATCCTTTTGATTTAACTTGCTTATTAGCAAATTCTGGATGCTTCGTTCCGTCTATAACATATATAGCCTCATATATATCACTAAGATATTGATTTTTAACTATAATGTTATTTTTTACTGTTAACTTATGAACATTTGCTTCATATGTTCCTTCAGGCAATAACTTCTTCTCTGCTCCAGTAGTATCTTCTGAAGGATTGTAATAAGCCACGTCATTATCTATGTCGTTCAATACATCAGTAACATTACTCATCTTTAACTCCCTTTTTTAGTTTATCAATTACTTTATCATAATTGTCTTTATTTATCTTACCAGATACTAAAGCAGCTTCGACTTTCTTCGCTTCGCCAGTATCCATTTGAGACATACATAGATATAAATAATCAGACTGTTCCTTGTTAAGAGACTTGTCTACATATTGTTTTCTATATACATCATCTGCTACATTACATAGTCTATTTACAGCTACTTTAAAAGCGTCTGAATTTGCAGCTTTTAAGTCATTACCTAAGTCTACATATCCTGAACCACTTCTAGCTTGAGCTATTCTATGCGCCGCAACTGCGTCAAAACTACGAGGAACACCTTCGTCTATAACCTTTAGACGTCCGTGAACCACTATAGCTTTATCTCCAAGAGTCTCATATTTAACTACTTCCCAAGACCAAATAGGATAATGTTGGTTTAATCTCCAACGCATATATCCTTCGTCTACATAATCAAAACCATTTCTGCTTTTAACTACGTCTTGAGGAGTAGGTTGTTCTGAAACCCATTGGTGTTTGTCGCAAATATTAGCATTCATTTCTGCTGTTATTTGCATATCCAACATCTCTTCTGCCGAAGGATATTGAGGTTCTTCTTTTTTAACCATTTATACTCCCATTGTTATATGGACATAAATGTCTTACTTCGCAAAAAGATTCACATTTACGTCCGTTCCAAGTTTGTTCGTCGCTACATTTTTGAGGTAAGTTGTCAGTTTCTAATGCTTTGACTAATTCATCTCTCGCTTGTAAAAACTTAAATTCTATAACCTCATCGTCGTATTTAGGAACATTTATTAAATATATATGTCTATCAAGCCCTCTATCTCTTGATACAGCAAGTCCTCCATCTCTTAAAGTAACTTGTATATACATCTTATCTACTTCATATCCCTTCTTTTCCAAGAGATATCTATACCAATTTAATTGCCAACCCCAATCTCCAAAATCTGCTAAACCCTCGTCGCGATACCATTGTTTTATCATCTTTGGGGAACCTTTTTTTCCCCACTTCCCACTAGATTTATATTTAGCACCAGACGGGTCTGGAATTCTATTGTATGTCATACCTAATAATTGAGAACACTTATAAGAACCAGTATTTTTATAGTCTATTAATGATTTATTCTCTTTATCGTATAAATCGACTATACCAGTAATATCAAAGCCTTCTAATTGTTCTTCTAATAGGTGTCTATCGTCGCTATGTTGTTCTAATCTCGCGTGATGCATAGTCCCTGCTAATGAAAATGCTCTCTCTTGAGGATTAACATAATACTCTTTTGTCCTCTTTAAGTAAGCTTCACAAGTTCCGACTAGCAACTCTGTTGTAGACGGTTTTCTATTTGGGTCCCTTTCCCTTGACATTTCTATCAAAGTAGGTAAAGTCATACCCATCTTCTCTATGTCTACATTTCCTTCCCTTATTTCTTCAAAAGAAACTTTAAGTCCATCGGGATAGACGAAACCAACTGCTGGCATTCTTTTTCTCCTTATTATTAACATAGTCCAATATTAAGACATTTAGTTTTTCTTTTATAGATGAACCTTCCGACAATGATTTAGCCTTAAACTTCAACCAAAGTTCTTTGTCCATAATAAAAGATGTTTGTATTTTTGTAATATCTTTGTTCATATCTAAATATAGCATAATTACTTTATTTAAAGCAAGAAAAACTTTAAAAATTTATTTTATTGTTTCCTTCTCTATTGTTATTATATCTATAGCATACCATATTACATTTGTATAATATCTATTCTCTTCCTCTCCCATTTCAATCTTGTCTAATATATCTCCCAATTTCATCAAACCTGCAACAACTTCTGATGTTTTTAAGACTTGCATAGGCATACCTTTATTCCTTTTTTCGCCTATAGCAAATCCGCTTACCGCTTTTGCATACTCTTCCTCTAATTTTTCTATATATAGCAATAGTTTGTCCAATTCTGCGTCTACTTTTTTAAATTGCTCATAACCTTTACTTATGTTGCTCATAATTTTCTCCTGTGTTTCTATTGACTATTTCACTTGCCCAACCTGCTCCTTTTATGTATTTAGTCTCTATTCTAAATCCTAACTCATATAATTTAGCAGTCGCATTTATTATTTGCGTCTGTAACTTTATCGCTTCTTTATCTTTATCCATTCGTCCTCCTCGTTAAGCACATAGTATCCTAGATTGTTATTAACTCTCTCTAAGTCCAGTATTAGTCTTCTCATTTTGTCGGTGAATATAATATTATTTTTATTTAAATGTCCTTCGTGTTTTATACTCCAAGTTTTATCTACTTTCATTTTCAGTCTCCTCGTCGTATATAATAGCATTTATTTCTTTCACTACAAACTCTGAATAAGGTAGTCTGTCCTCCCTATCTCTATCATCATTAAAATTGTCTATAAACTTATTAGGTTTATTTGTTGTTGCCATATATTCGTCGTCATAAGCATTTAAGTCTACATTCCTTTTTAAATATATATTATACATTTTCATTTAACATCTACCTCCGTCTAATATTCTATGATATTCATCTTTATTGCCCATAGTCTCTTCTGCTACTCTTTCTTGAAATTCAAAGTAAGTAATAACTTCCTCGTCGCAATCTTCCATATACTCCTCTTCAATACCGCAGTATCCACAAACAAGCATATCGTCTATAGTTGTTTTGTCTACTATTTCAAATGCTCTATGCATTTCATCTCTAACATCGTCTATCATTATTTTTCTTTCCTCTTCATCTTTCCTAATTGTTTAATAATTCGTCTTCTAACTTTTGATTTTTCTTTACCAAACTTTCGTCTATTCCTTCCCATCTAACTCCTCACTTTTGAAGTTCCATTTTTTCTGTAGTCTTTTTGCCCAGTCGTCCATTTGTTCTAGCGACATAGCTTGACTTAAATAAAATTCTAAAAAGTTTGCCAAGTCTTGCTTTACATATTTCAGTTCATAGTTTTTTTTGATATATTTAACTTGTCTCATTTTTTTCCTCCATTAGTCGCAATGTTCTATACATACCTTCAACATAACTAACTCCTATATGATAGTCTATTGTCATATCATTTCTTAAATAGCAATCATACATTTCAGCATAGTCCATTTCATAGTCTTTTTCCAATTCTTGTATTATTGCTTTTATTTCGTCTTTTACTTTTTTAGTCTTCATTAACCCACTCTCCTATCTCTTCTATATAGACTAAATCATTAGTCATATTGTCTATAGCATAGTCTAAATTCTTTTCTCTTAAATACTCTTCCATAATTTCTTGCTCCTCAATAGTCATTTCTTGTTCTTCAGTCGCATTGTTTTCTATATTATCATTTAGCATTTTTTAGTCGCTCCTTCTCTTTATTAATATAGCATAATTTAACACTAAGAATTTAGCATTAAATGTGATAAATTCCAAATCTTTTTTTGACTGATGGCAACTTTTCAGTCGCCACCAGTCTTATGTCCATACTACGAGGCAATCTCAAAATGACTGCTTATATCGTCGTATGTGAGTTCCTGTAAAGTCCCATATCTCCCTACCCTGTGAGGTAGTTTTTTGACTGTATTGAAACTCATTGTCGCTTTGTCAAACTCCACAATATGTGAAGTCTTTGAAAAACAATCAACGAAATGCGTCGGAGAAGTATTCGGATTATTTTCTATCTCCTTTTGTCGCATTCCATAGTAGTCTTTCGTTGTTTGAGGTATGTCAAAAGTCTCAAAAAGGTTTTGTATGTCCATAGTCGGATTTCTAAACCCTTTCGTCTCGTCGCCATATCTCTTGTCAAATGTTATGTCCTTAAAGAAATTTCGTCTATCAACTTGTGTCTTGAGTTCATTTCCAAGTTCATAACATTTATCTACTATCTGTCCCCAAAGAATACTCCAATGCAACATTTTAGTCGGATTGAGTGTCCCGCCGTGATATCTCAGTTCTAAACCTTGATTGCTCCCAAAGTGAGAGTGTAGGTTAAAACCGTGATACCTTTTGTCGTGATATTTTTCATATCTAAATTTATTACCATTGTCGTAATAAATCTCAATGAAATCATCTCTGTCGTATATGCCATTAAAGTCATACCAGTTTTGAGATATCGGACGACACCAATTCCCAGTAAGTCGGGATTGCGGAACCCAAGAGTATATATGAGGTTCTATTAACTTAACCATAGCCATAAGACAGGTTAAGTGATAATAGTCGTAGTCTCTAATATCAATGTGTAAGTGATAGCCACACTTTCTACTAATGTAATGTCCATAGTCTACAAGTGTGTCTGTAAGTAAACACATATCAGTATATAGTTGGTCTCCGCGACGCGGTGTCATTACATATTCATAACCATAACCATCGTCGCCACCTGTTATACTTCCATCACTTACTACTTGAATGCCACTTATCTTATACCAGTCGGGAAACTCTGCTTGACTAACTTCGTCAAACATCTGTTCCAACCTTGTATCGTCTATTCTCTCTGCAATAGCTCTTGCAATATTGTCTCGTGAATAGTCTCCATTATGATTTGCCTCAACCTCTATACCTTGATATCTGCGACTTGGGATTAAGTCGTAAGTATCGCTTTTGTATAGGTTTTTAGTCGGAGAAGCAAAATCGTCGTTTACTTGAACATATTCATTTGAAAAGACATTCCAGTCGTATTCCTCACCACCATATTCTTCATAACAACCTTCGCAGTAAGTATCTCCACTATGGTCGTCGTAGCGAGAATAGTCTAAATGCTCTGGTTCTCCACAACTTGCACAATGAAAACAATTATCGTAAAAACAGTCTTCACAATAATAATCACCATTATAGTAATGCATATCGTCGTGAACCATAACACCACTACAACCATAACACTCGGAATAATTGTTATCATAACAGTCCTCACAGACTTCATTTCCGTCGTCTGTGCCAGTTAAGTCGTCCTCGCGGACTTCGTTTCCACAATCATCGCATTGCAATAGTATTGTATTCTGGGCATTCTCGTGCGTCGTTTCAGTTTCGTATTGGTTGGGCATTGTCTGTCTCCTCTTCAAAGTCAATTTCTTGTTGAAAATTCCCATTTATAAGTTGGGTTTCTGTCCAAATTTGTCCAGTATATTCATCAAGATAACTCCACATACCTTCCATTTCGTCAAAAAACCAGTTGTTAGGATTTCCGCCATAACAAGTCAAAAGCTCTTGTTTTTCGGCTTCAAGTTCACTATCAATTAGGTTTCCATTTGTGTCGTAAAGATGTGAAGTGTCATATAGAGGACGATAATTCCCATAACTATAATTATAACTATTCCAATCGTCAAATTCGTCGTTGGAAGAATAATTATTGATACTGAAATTATATTCTCTACTTTCGTATTCAAAGTCGCTTTTTTCTACATTTGTCTGTAAGTCGCTAAACTTAGATACATCATAAGAATATAAAGTATTCTTATTTAATGAATATATCTCTGCGTCTAAATTACACGCAATCAAAGCATTCTCAATAAAAGTCGCTTCGCTTGCATAAAATAGAGTTAGCAAACTTGGGACATATGCTACATACAAAGGACGATTGTCCTCACGACATAGGTGTAATACCATAGGATTTGTCTTAACAAATGACAATGCAAAATCGCTGTCAAAATGTTTAACTGCTTCGTCTATGTTATCATTATCGTCTATTGCCTTGAATATTAATTGACTATCTACTGGACATTGTTTATCTAACTTTGTCTGCATTTCCTCAATATTATAGACACAACCATTATGAGCGCCGATAGTATCGCCAACTCTAAATGGGTGAGCATTATTCTTTACAATAGCACCTTCTGTCGCAAATCGTGTGTGTCCTAATAGAATATAGTTTCCATCTTTTAAAGATTTAACTGCTTCTATATAACCTTTGCTGTCCACGAATTTGGAAGACGGAAGTAGTGATTTATGTATTTTAGTTTTGTTTCCGACTTGTGCAATTCCAGACGAGTGAGCACCTCTAGTCTCACTATCTACTGCAATTTCTCTTAATACCTTTTTGACAGTTTTGAATTGTCGCTTGGTGTAAGTCGTCGGACTTTTCGCTAAACCATATATTCCACACATATTAGTCTCCTTATTTATTTAATTGTCAAATATCTAATGCCTCGTCAGGTGAGACTTCCCATTATATACAATATGCTTCAAGAGTAGGTGTCTACTTCAGTCGCAGAGCCTTGCTCTACTTCACATATCAAATAATTCTTTGCGACGCCTCTTGTCTATACCTACAAGTCCCGAAAGGATTAAGGACTATGGTCTAATGTGTAGGTGGGCGTCGCTATATAAAAATCGCGGCTTAAAAACCTATATTATTACCTTTCTAACTTATTCATTATTATTGCAACTACCATTAGGATTAATAGTATTCCGACGAATACTCCTAATACGACTTGCATTGCTTCTAAAAACATATAACCTCCTATTGTCTATTGTTTACTTTAGATATATAAATAGCCTTTTTTGCTAATAATGCTTTTTTCTTTTTATCTGAACATTTGTCGCACATATTATATGCCTCCTCTCATCATTAGTTTAGTCGCGTGATTGTCTTGTCTCTTATATTTCTTTAAGAGTTTATCTATCTTTAAGACTGCGTCTGCCTGTTTGTCTAAGAAGTTTGACAGACTGACGCTGTTCACGCGTCTGTGTGTGTTATATTCGCTATTAATAAGGTTTACGACTAATGCTTTATGATGATTATGTAATCTAAAAGCAACATCTTGTATCAAATACCTTATGTCTGCATAATTGTCAGCGTCAAAACTCTGTATAATGTCCCTATCTATCCACTCAATAGTGATTTCATACTTTCCGTCCTCATAATTAGGAATGACTGATACTTCAGTTCCAGTCGGAAGGCATTCTATCTCTACTTCTTTTTTAGTCCATTGTCCACAGGCTTCACAGCGACAAGTTTTTAAATAAGTCGTTGTTTCCATTTTTTGTCCTTTCAAGCGACTTGCGTCGCGTCTCTTGTTTCTTAAATCTACTTCAATTTGAGGTATAATTTACTAATGAATGTGATGACGAACAAGCACTATTCCGACAAATGTCCAGTTTTCCGACGGCGGTTAATCTAGCAGTAATAAAATATTATAGCACGGTGTCAAGTCTTTTTCCGACACAACCAAAGTTTTCCGACGGCACTGTTTAATCTAGCATTACTTAAATATTTTTTACCGACTAAACTATTTTCAAAATATCGCCGAAAGTATTTGGAATAAATCACTTTTACCCCTAATTTATCAGTATAATATTAACAAATATAGGAATTAGACAAATGTTAGAAATTAAAGAAAATTCAGAAGCAAAATTATCGGCTTTTAATGATATGCAAGACGAAAGTCGTAAGTCTTCTGAGAAACATAGAAAAATGAAATCTAATTTACAAGACGCATTAAATACCGCCGATATTCATAGGTTGGTAGTTGGTGAAGACTTTGTAGATGATGATAATACAATAAAAACAATAATAAAAGAGAGGTATTAAAATGAGTAGTAAAGTTGAAAAAATAAATGATAATAGTAAACCAAAAACATTATCAGTAAGTCGTAGACAAATGAAAAGAGTTTCAAAGCAACAACGCGACGCAATGGTTGAACAATTTGAGGAAATTGCTGATGGTAATGAGTTATTACTTGCTCAATTAGTTGAAGGTTATGACAAAAATCATCTTGTAGTCGGTGAGCGCTTTGATAATTGGAAATCTATTAAAGACTTTAATCCAACATTAAAGACTTTAGTAAAGGCGGTTGATAAAGCAATTTCAGACTTAAATAAAGAAATTGGTAAATCAGGGCTACAATTAGAAAAAAGAGGTAAAGAAGCGACTTTTGGAACGCCTCAAGTTGCTCACAAGGTTGAGATAATGAGCTAATTATATTATCTCAAAAGAAAAAAGTCGGCTAATTAACTTTAGTCGGCTTTTTTTTGTCTAAAAATAGGAATAAACCGACTGGTCGGTTTGCTCTAAGTTCAACAATATCAAGACTTACAAAAATCTTTAAAAAATAGACGAATTTGCTTGACTTTGTCCTCAAAATTCCATATTTTAGAGGGCTGGGCGGGTGGGAATAGTCAAAATTTTGCGATGTTTAATCTGGCATTTATAAAAATAATAGCAATGGGCAATTTAGCATTGGGTAATCTAGCTCTAATAAAATATTACGATGGGTAATCTAGCACACGCAAAAATGTTTTTATAAAAAAAAAGAGAGAGCCCCCAGGTTAGTTCCCAGGGGCCCAGTGTATTACTTCTCCTTTTTCTTGAGATTGTTAAAGGACATCCAATCATTTTCTAGGTCATCCTCGTTGAAATCATCATCCCAAAATAAATCCAGTCTTTGTAAGAAATAATCAAACTGCCAATTTATATGGTTTTTTGTAATTCCAAACTCTCGTAATACCGCATACAAATTATGCGATTTTACACCATTCTCAAGTAAACACACAACCTTTTTTAAAAGGTCTAGAGTTTCAGGTTTCATTGTAATCACCTCCTTTCTAATTGTCAAATAATACTATAACTTACACTATAAAAACGAATTATGCAAGAAAATAATAAAATAAATATATTGGAGGCGAAAAAAAATGCGCCATTGTTTAATCTAGCACACATAAAATATTTTTTATAATAAAAAGAAAAGCCCCAGGATTACGGGTCCCAGGGCTTTGTGAGGTAGGGTAATTACTTATAGTGGCGACAACCATCGTTAGAGAAATGTGTCAATCTGATACCAGGTTCCTTCTTCTTAAATTCCTCTGCTATGCAAACGCCATCACTGTTAAAATAATACCATTGCACACCATCTTCTTTAAGTTCTGATTCAGTTTTCACTATATCAAAATACATATCATTGCGATGTTCGCTTCCCCAAGTGAAGGAATTGTAGTCTTCTAATTCACTTATTTTCATTTTAAGATGTGATAGTGTTCCTAACACATATCCTATAAAGTAAGCAAACAATCCACAACACATCATTATGAATAGTATTTCTATTGTATTTAATTGCATTGTATTTCCTTTCATTAGTGGCAGGGCCCGAAGGCCCCGCCGTTAGTATGCTACCGCTGTTCATCAGCAGGTAGTAGTGCGATGAGCTCATCCATAGTCATCATCCTCACTTGTGCCCAATACCCTGCTTTCTCTTTCGTGTCCGCAGGATTTGTCGTGAAGGTTCCAAACCAAGGACAATATAATTCCATTATCCTGGCTTGTAGACGGCTTTGCTCATATACTAGTTCACTAGTCATAGTGCATCTCCTTTCCATTTGTCAAATAACACCTAAGTCTAGTGAATATATAGGTTTGTGTCAAGGGATATTATTAAATAAATTGTAAGTGTTGATATTGTTAGACATAGAGGGCTTCAATTATAACATTTCTAATAGGAAAACGAGATTTTCAACCTTTTTTCAAATTTCCAACAAGGAAAAAGACCCGACCCCTTTGATGTGATAAGAACCACACACAAACTACGGCAATTTTTTGAGAATGGCTGTTTTTTTCAATATTTTTGGGAAAAATCGCGGGAATACTCTGATATATTATTTTTTTTGTTGACTATTTTTTTTATTTTTTTGGAAAATTTTCGGGAAAAGTATCGCGTACTCTAGAGTATTGAGTATTCTTTTAAAATAAGTATCAATTAAGCTTATATTAACGAGCACCGAGTATTATAATTATAAACAATTATTTTTATTGCTGTCAAGAACTATTTTATTATTATTAAATTACTATGTCGTAAAATTTTTTTATTATTGTCTTGACTTGTGTAGTAGTTATTTGTTAAAATTGATACACAATGGGAAAGAAAAAAGATAAAACCGCAGAAATAGAACGTCTTATAGAAGAAAGTTTCCGCATAATGTCAGACGAGTTTATGTATGAAAATTTTTTCGAAGAAGAGGAAGAGGTAGATTCTTACACGGGAGACCCAATTGATAAAAAAAAGGATAGGGAGAAAAAGAAAAATGGGAAAAAAGCTAAATAAGTGGCAAATCAACATAGGTGGACATATATATACAATTGTTCCTACAGAATTAACTGACAATGACCCTACAAGGGAGTTATATGGTAGACACGAGGTTAAGGAGAACGTTATATATATAAATAAGGATATTCACGAATCAAGACAACAAGAAACACTAATACACGAAATATTACACGCAATCTACTTTAATTGCGGATTAAAGCACGATGAGCAATATATTGATGCAATATCAAATGGATTATTTCAATTAGGGATAGGAGAGTATATATGGGAAAAAATACAGAAAAAATCTTAAAAGCAAAACAAGCAGGAAGTAAAGAGATAGTACAAAAACTACAACAAGGTATGGATAAGTATAAAAAAGAGATAAATAAAACATTTAAGAAGATAGAAGGTTCTTTAAACGACTCTTCAGAAACAGAAGAATATCCATATGAATGCGAAAGTAAGGCAGATGATAATAGGATATTAAGAGAAGTTGCAGAAGGTTCCACAGAAGTAATAGATGATGTTGGACAAAATATGCCTCAAAAAACATCTACAGCTGAAGATACGGTAGCTTATATTAAAGAAAACTACCCAGAAACAGAAGAAAACCTTCAAAGAGTGTTAAACGATATGTATTTAACATTTTGCAGAAAACAATTTGATTACGGCCCAGGCAACATTGCTATGGGAACTTCGCTTAAAAACGAAGAAGAAATCAATGTAGCTTTGCTAGGTATTATAGTAAGGCTAAATGATAAGATAAACAGACTAGTTAACCTTTCAACGAAACATAACTTCGAAGCACAGAACGAACCAATCGAAGATGCGTTTTTAGATACTGCTATATATGCAGCGATGGCGTTAATAGTCAAAAACCAGAAATGGGGTAAATAATGGCAAAAAAGAAAGCAAAATCTAAAAAGAATCTAAACTTTTGGGAAAGAGTAGCTAGAGGTTGGAAAAAATTCTTTTCAAAGGGATGGAAATAAAAAATGGCAAAATCAAAACTTTGGACTGACGAAGAAATAATCATATTACATCAATATGAGAAAACTGCTAAATCAGCTTTTATGTTATATCAAGAACTGCAAATTGCTGGATTTGATAGAACATATAAGGCTGTGACTAGAAAAATAGAATCGTTAGGATTTAGAAAACCAGTAAGATATACCAAAGGGCACGAAATTAGTATTGGCTATTTAGATATTGAATCTACAGGATTCAGTGCTAATATTGACTTAATGTTGTCTTGGTGTATAAAAGGTAGAGGTGTTAAGAAGGTTGCTGGAGATGTTATCAAAAGAGAAGAGATTATGTCTAACAAGCAAGATAAAAGAATCGTTAAATCATTAGTTGAAGAAATAAATAAATATGATGTTATATTTACTTATTACGGAACTAGATTTGATGTTCCTTTTATTAGAACACGAGCTATGTATCACGGAATTGATTTTCCTATGTACAAACAAAAAGCTCATAAAGACCTTTACTATGTGGTAAAATCTAAATTAAAGTTACATAGGTCTTCTTTACAAGCCGCAACAGAGTTCTTTGGTATAGATGGTAAAACCAGAATCAAACCAGAGTATTGGCAAAAAGCGCGTTGGGGCGATAAAAAATCATTAAAATATGTATACGACCACAATATTGCGGACGTTGAGATATTAGAAGACTTACATAGAAAGTTGGAGTATTATGCTCCACCTACAGTTAACCCGTTATAATGAGGAGTGAAAATGGCAAAAAAGAAAGTAGCAGAGAATAAAGATAACAAAGTTATGCTTAACTATGATGGAAAAGAATATAGCTTTGAACTTGAGTCTCTTAGTCCTGATGCAAGAGCTAATTATGCGAGGGCTAATGAAATAGCCGCTTCAATGATGAGAGCTGAACAACAAGTATCTGAACAAAGATGGCTTTTAAATAAGTACATTGCTTTTGTTGTAGGAGAGCTTGATGTTAAGAAAAGCCTTGACGAAAAAGAGGAAAAATAAGTAAATTAATGGAAACCCGTTTAGTAAATGGAGTTAAACATTATTTGTTTGATGATGTCGCTGAATTTCGAGATAGCCACCCTGATGTTAGTTTGGTTGAAAATTGGCGACATTCAAACAAGAATGATTGGATTTTAACTGATGATGAAAGAGTTTGTCAAGTTTTACATCTTGGCGTAATGAAAAAATCAGACAGAAAAAAAGAAACTACATTTATAAGAACAATAATAGGTTCTTTTGTATGTTCTCCTAATGTTAAATTAGAAGGGCCTATGAGAACTAATATGCATACATTTTCTAAAGATGGTAAATCTCCGTCGGTTAGAAGAAAAGAAAGAAAGAATGCAACTAATTCTGAATTTCTTTTTGCTAAATATGTTGCTAAAGGAGATGAAGTAGTAGAAGCTTATATGAAAGCATTTCCTAGTAATAATGAAAAATACGCAGAAAGAGAATCTAAACTATTATTGAAAACGGAAAGGATGAGAAGTTTGATTAGAGAAGAAATAGATAAACATTTATCAGAAGCTGAAATTACCCCTAGGTATCTTTTAGAAGAAATGAGAAATATTATTGACAAAAAAGAGTCTAGTGATAGAGATAAGCTTTCTGCGTTAAATACATTAATGAAAGTATCTGGAATGATGGACACTGAAAAGAAGACAGAGTCTGTTACTTTATTCCAGGGATTCACAAAGGAGCAATTAAATGCAATTCAAGAGCCCGAAGTCAAAAAATTGGCTGAAGTTAAAAGAGATAGCGAAAAATAAAAGATGTCATATATGCCACAGTCACCTAAGAAAAACAGGTGTATATATGTGGTCAAAACATAAAAAAGACTGTTCTGGAATAAAATGTTTTAATTGCTTAACAATTTATTCTATAGATTTTGGTATTATAGAAATGGGAATACCTAGGGAAGTAGGATATGCATAATGCGATTAGCTGTATATGGTACTCTTAGAAGAGGAAGAACTGAAGTAGGAAAAGTTGAAGGGTTTAGCTTAGTTTTTCCTGGAACACAGTCTTTTCCTGCTTTAATAAAAAACCCAAAAGGAAAAGGAGCTGTTGTTGAGCTCGTTGATGTCGATGAACAAGATTTAGTTGAATACGATTTGTATGAAAATGTCGATGGAGGTTTATATATAAGAACAACTGTAGATGTTTACCTTCCAGACGATTCTAAAGAAAAATGCTGGGTTTATGTAGCAGGACCTCAATTATGGCAAAGCGCTAATTCTTTTACAGAAGTTCCAGACGGAAACTGGTTATCTAGAAAAACACTAATTATGTTGGACAGAGAATATGAAAAAGAATTCAAAGAAGAAGCCAGAGAAATTTAATATAATTCCTCCAGACCTTTCTCAAAAAGAGAGAGCATTAGAACTTGCCAAAAAAGACATAATAACTTTTGGGCAAATGTTTTTACCTGAAGATTTTATGAAATCTAGCCCAGCTCCCTATCAGTATGAGTTAAGCGATTTGCTGTTAGGTGATGAAAAAAGGGCTTGTATTATATTACCTCGTGGTCACGCAAAATCTACATTAGCTAAAACAGCACTGTTATATAAACTGTATTTTAATCCTCCTGATAAAAAAGAATTTATTGCTTGGGTATCAGAAGAACAGTCTCAAGCTATTGACCACATCAAATATATTCAAAACCATATTGACATAAACCCTGCTTTAAATTATTACTTTGGAGATTTAAAAGGTACTAAATGGACTGAAAAAGAATTTACAACAGCAAGAGGAGATAGGGTAATTGCAAAAGGTACATCTCAAAGGCTTCGTGGTCGTTCACAATTAGGACTAAGATATACAAATATTATTCTTGATGACTTTGAATCTGAGCTAAATACAAAAACGCCAGAAAGAAGAAGAGAAATTAAAGAATGGGTAATGTCTACAGTAGAGCCAGCTTTAGAAAACTCAAAAGACCAAGAAGGTTCTATTTGGTTAATTGGAACTATAGTTCATTATGACTCTTTTTTACAAGGAGTATATGATGGATGGGTTTCAGCTGAAAAAGAAGGAAGACAATCTCCTTGGGCTGTTATGTATAAAAAAGCTATTGTAGACGGAGTTCCTCTTTGGCCAAACTATTTTAGCAAGAAAAAATTAGAGGAAATTAGAGCTAGATTTAGTGATATGGGTCTTGTTCATAAATTTGCTCAAGAATATTTAAATGAAGCAAGGGACTTAGAAACTGCTAAATTTAAAATTAATAGATTAAACTACTATAGAGGTCACGTAGAATCTAGAGATGGTTTTAATTATTTAATGATTGATGAATCTGCAATACCTATAAATATTTACATCGGAGTAGATTTAGCATATGAAGCTAACGAGAAAAGCGATTTCCAGGTAATAATGGTTATAGGAATTGACAGTGAAAGAAATATTTATGTCTTAGAATATTATAGAGAACACTCTGCTTTATATGATATGCCTCAAAGAATATTTGAATATGCTAAAAAATATCAACCAGTTAGAAGAGTTAATATAGAAAAGGTAGGAGCTCAAGGAATTGTAAAAGACTATGTTAATAAATTAATAGGAAGAGATAGAAAAATGGCTCCTGGTTTGGCTTTAGGAGTAAGACCTCCTGGTGGGATTAAAAAAGAAGATAGGATAGAAGCACTGTTATGTCCTATAGTAAATCAAAGAAAATTATATATTAAGAAAGAACACGAGAATCTTGTAGATGAAATGTTTGAATTTCCAAAAGGTAGAAACGACGACTTACTAGATGGTTTATGGTATTCTGTAACAACTGCAAAACCTCCTAGAAGCTCTGCTATAGAACGAGAATCTCTGGAAGAAAGAATAAGTAAAAAACAAGACAGCTTTGCGTCTCAAGCTATTAGTTGGGTCACAGGGCAAAAAACTTAATTTTTATCTTGACAACAATAGGGAAAAATTAGTAGTTTTGTCTTAAAATATCACAATGGGAGTATATGGCAAATTACGACGATAACAACAAATCAAAACCGCAGATATCTAAAGAACTTTTTAGAAGATGGAGCGACGCAAGACAAGGATGGGACGCTGAAGCTAGAAACGCGGTAGATTTTGTTTTAGGAAATCATTATACATCAGATGAATCTAGTGCGTTACAATCAGTTGGGCAAGCTGATTTTGTTATAGATAGAATATATGCAGCAGTAGATAAACTTAAATCTCTTTTAACAGCACAGCCTGCAAGGTTTACTGCTATTGGAAGAGAAGACTCTGATAATAAACTTTCAAATGTTTGGAAGACTATATTAGAATATGTTTGGGATATTTCAAAAGGAGATGTTGTTTTTAAACAAACTGTTCACGATTATGCTACTACAGGCTTAGGGTATATGTATGTTTATATGGACCCAGAAGCTGATTTTGGAAGAGGAGAAATAAAATATATAAACGTAGACCCTTTTCGTGTTTATGTAGACCCTGCTTCCAGAGATAGATTTTTTACAGATGCTTCTGGAATAATTCTTTCAACCTTTTTAACAAAAAATCAGGTTTTAGATTTATATCCAGAGCTTGAAGATGTTATTGACGATATTGCTGTAGGAGACAATTCTTTATATGGAGAAGACTATCCTACTGCTTCAGTAAAAAATTCTCAAAATATATATACTCCAGCAGAAGCTAAAGATTTAGATTATAACGAACATAAAAAATATCAAATATTAGACAGATTTTACAAAACAAAAGTTCCTTATTACAGACTATTTAACACTGTTCAAGGAACGGAAAAAATTATTAATGCTGAAATTTATGCTAACGTTATACAAGAAGAGCAAAACATTCAAGCTATAGAAAGCGGAGCTATAGAGGTAGAGGAAGTTTTACAAACAAGAATTATGCAATGTTCTAGCATTGGTGATACTTTATTATTTGAGCGTGTTCTTAATACTGATATATATCCAATTGTTCCTTTCGCAAACATTTGGACAAACACTCCCTATCCAAAGTCAGATGTGAACAAGGTTAAAGACTCTCAAAGACTTTTAAATAAGTTATTCTCTTTGACCTTGTCACACGCTCAATCTGCAGCAGGATTAAAATTATTAGTTCCTGAGGGAAGTGTTGACAGTGTTAGTCAGTTAGAAAAAGATTGGGCAAATCCAAATGCGGTTATTGAATATAACCCAGAATTTGGTGACCCGCATTTTCCACAGCCAGCTCCTTTAACAAGCGAGTTTTATTATTTAATAGATAGAGTGGAAAAATATATAGATTTAAATTTTGGTATTCCAGAATTATTACAGGGATTTAAAGACCAGGCTCCAGAGTCAGTAAGAGGAACAATGCTTTTATCTGAAATGGGAGAGTCTAGAGGAAAATCTAAGTTAAGAGACATTGAATCTTCTCTTGCGCAAGTAGGGCAGGTAATATATAACTTAGCTAAAGAGCATTATAAATTCCAAAAAACTTTTAGAATTGTACAACCAAATAACGATTTAACTGAATTTACAGTTAATATGAGATTGTATGATGATAAAACCAACGAAATTGTTTCTATTGATAATGATTTGTCAATAGGTCAACACGACGTTAGAATAATATCAGGTTCAACATTACCAAGCAATAAGGTGGCAGAATATAATATGTACCTTGACGCTTACAAGTTAGGTCTGGTAGATGATGTTGAGGTTTTGAAGAAAAGCGAAATCTTCGACAAAGAAGGTGTTCTTCAACGAAAAGGACAAATGGCACAAATGCAACAGTACATTGCACAGCTTGAAAATCAAGTAAAGAAACTTGGTGGAGACTTACAAACAGCTGAAAGAGAATCAGTCAGTGCTCGTAAGAGAACTGAAGTTGAGAAATTTAAAACTCGACTTAACGATGTAATTTCTTCTACTAAAGTTAAAGAAAAAGAAAAGGTAATGGCACTAGAAAATATGGTAGACCAAATGTCTGATTCGTTAGATAAAGAAAACAAAGAAAAAGAAAAACGCGGTTCCGAGTAATAACTAAATCGCGGAAGGAGAAAACAATGGCAAACAAAGAACAAGAACAGGTTGTAGAACAAGACCCAATAGTAGCATCAACTGGAACAGAGGAAACTATTTCAGCGGAAGCTAACGAACCAGAAGGTGTAGAACCATCTGAGGTGGCAGTTGATTGGGAAGCGGAAGCTAAAAAGTTTCAATCTATGTATGACAAAAAGGTTGTAGAGCACGATACATTATCGCAACAGTCTCAAGACTTGATGCAATTAAGAGATGTGTTAAATCAAAAACCTGAAATAGTTGATATGATAGAAGAGAACCTTGCAGGAAAATCTAGTTCAGAAGGTAATATGGAAGTTCCAGAAACCTTTGACCCTTGGGATGCTTATTACAAGCCAGAATCTGAATCTTACAAATTTAGAGTAAGTCAAGAAAAAAGGCTTGTACACGAAACAGTAGATAACGAATTAGCTAAACTGCAAAATGAAATGGCTATGAACAATTTACAAAACGAATTAGTTGCTGACCACGATATGTCAAAAAGTGAAGCTCAAGAGTTTTTAAATTTTGCAACTACGCCAAAAGCTAACCTTCCTATAGAAACATTAATAAATGTTTGGAAAGAAAGCAGAGGAGTAAGTACAAAACCAAATGAAAACAGAAAAGCTGTACAAGCCGCTAAATCAGTTCCCAAACCAGCAGGTGTTCTTCAGGGAGGCGACCAGCCTCAGAAGTCTGAAAGAGACCAGGCTTGGGATAGAATAGTTCAAGCAGGAAGTTTTGGTCGTTTAGCTAAGAAATAAATAACTTAGGAGACTAAAACAAATGGCGTATAATCAAAATATACTAAAAGCGTCAGATATAACCGCAGCTTCAACTAGCGCAGGTTACGGAACAGCTCCAGACCAAAGAAAGCTGTATGATTTCTCTGATAGAGTTGCAGAACTTATGCCAGAGGAATCACCTTTTTTCGTCTACTTATCTAAAGTTGCTAAAGTACCAACAGATGATAACATTTTCCGTTTTTTAGAAAACAGAACTGTTACTAATTGGACTTCAAGAACTTTTGATACAGCTGCAGCCGTAAACGGTGGTAGTGCTGTTGCTGCTAACGAATCACACGACTTCACAGTTGATGTTGATAGCGGTACAGCAATTGGCTTCCTTGTAAAAGGAATGGTATTTGCAGTCAGAACTAATGACGCAAATGACGACGGTTATTCACAGGTCTTGGTTAGAGTTGAGTCAGCACCAGTAGTAGGAAGTGCTTCTACCTCATTTACAGGTAAAGTAATTGACCTATCAAATTCAGGTGTAGACGGGTATGCAACAATACCTAACAATTCAAAATGTCAAATAGTTGGTACATCATATGCAGAAGGAACAGGTTCACCTGACACTTTCTCAGATACACTAGATGATAATTTTGGGTACACTCAAATCTTTAAAACAGCTTGTGAGATGACAAACACAGCAATAGCTACAAGACATCGTGGCTATTCAAACGAGTTCGATAGAATTTGGGCTCAAAAACTACGTGAACACAAAGTTGACATTGAAAGAGCTATGCTCTTTGGTCAAAAAGCACGAACCAACGATGGCATTCAGTACACTGAAGGTCTTGTTGGTAACATTGTTAAAAACGTTAGCCCTAGTGATGCAGATGCAGCTTTAAGCTATTCTTCTGGAAAAGCTTATAACAGAACATTAGCTACATCAGAGTTAACATATGACAGACTATTATCAGATATGGAAGTAATCTTTGACCCTGCTAGAGGCGGTTCAAGCGAAAGACTATGTCTTGCTTCTTTACCTGTTATTTCATACTTTAACAAAATGGGTAACTCTAATTTCCTTGATAATTCAATGGGATATCAGTATTCTCCATTTAGATTAAATGATGACGTAGCTGGTTCTTTTGGTCATAGACTAATGGAAATTAACACTGTTCACGGGTCACTATACTTAGTTAAAGAACCTCTATTTAGAGGTATTGCGAGCGGATTTATGTTAATGGCTGATATGAGCAAATTAGCATACAGACCGTTAGTAGGTAATGGTTTAAATCGTGATACTCAAATTATGACTAACGTTCAGGCGTCAGACGAAGATTTGAGAAAAGATATGATTCTTACAGAAGCAGGTCTTGAAATCACATTACCAGAATCTCACGCTTTATATAACGTGGAGGGAATCTAAAATGAGAAGTGCATACTTAGAACCTAATAGTGGCGTATCGGACGTAAGAAAGAAAGTAAAAGTTGTTAACGCAGCTTTAACCTTAACAGCAGCTGACTCAGGTACAGTATTTTGCATACAGCAGGATTCTGCTTATAGCATTACTTTACCTTTAGCAGCTACAGCTGGTCCAGGTTGGAATGCAAAATTCATTCTTACAGAAGCAGCATCAAATGCAGTAAAAGTAATCCCTAATTCAGCTGAAGATACCTTAATTGGTATGATTGGTTCAGCAGACTCTTCAGGTGGAGAATCTGCAGAATCAGGAGTTGATGAATTAGTTTGGGCTTCTGGAGCAGCAGTTGGTGATTGGGCAGAGTTAGTGTGTGATGGTTCTAACTACTATGTAAGTGGACAACAACACGATAACGACCATATGACTATATCATAAACTAATCCGTGAGGATTAACAGTTTTGGAACTGTGGGGTTATTCGTATAAAGGTGTAACCCCGAAATCCAAAAGGAAAAAATTATGTGGAAAATATTTAAAGACGAAAACGAATACAACGAAAAAGCAATCATTGGATTTATTTCTTTTGCTGTTATGGTTATGTTTGGAATCGTTGATTTAGTGACAGGATTAATGGGACAAGATTTAGTTATCAACGACAATGTATATAATTCATTTGTCTGGGTAACATTAGGAAGCTTCGGTATAGCTGGAGCAGAAAAAGTTTATAAGAAATAATAGGAGAAAAAAATGGCTAATTACAATACAACTACAAAAGTTATCATTAATGATATAAGCCCAAAAGCAGATTCAGTTTCTGGTTCTTTGGCTAAAGAAATTAATGACTACATCCAAGACTTAGATGATAGTGATGGAGCTATAGTTGACATACAAGCAGTAAAGCTTGATAGCAGTAGAATTGCTTACATTATTGTTCATAAAGGATAATGGCTAAAAGTTGTCAGCATTGTAGTGAGCCTAACCCAGAGGGATTTTTTAATTGTCCCTCTTGCGGACAAAGAGCACATCCACCAGCGTGGAGTACTCAGTTTGTTGTAAGGGAAAATAGCCCTTGGGCAACAGCGATTAGAAAAGACCAAATAGATTTTAGTTCAATCTCAATGGATGAACACATTAAAAGAGGTCAAAAGAAGAAAGCGGATGATAAAAAAGCTTTATATAAAAAACATATTAAATGGGACGATAGGAGTTAACTATGCCAAGAGGTGAAGGAACATACGGTAAAAAAGTAGGAAGACCTAAAAAAAGAAAATAAATGAGAAGAAGGTTATTTAGCAATGTTTCTTTAAAGAAAAAAACTTTAAAGAAAACAAGGCAAGGAGAAAGTAAGCATACTAGGTTTGGAACTATTCCAGACACTAGTCATATGTTTGTTTCTTCAAAGAGTTTAAAAAAATACAAAAAAGCATATAGAGGACAAGGTAAGTAATGGCAACATTTCAAGTACAAGTAGAAGACTTAACAGGAAGCATAGGCGACACTACTGCTATTAGCAGTTGGTTGCAAGATGGTTGTAAAGAAGTTATTAATTTTATACCACAAACAAGGCTTGAGGAAGTAGCTTCAACAACTGTTTTTGAAAATACAATTGACGTTGAGGGTAAGAAAGTATTAGGTGTTTTAAGAAAAGATGCTGGAAACAGTTCTTATTTAACACCTTGTAGAAAAGTAGCTCCAACTAAAAAAGGTATTATACAAGATTCAAGTAATATGGAATATGCTACAACAAGTGACCCTGCTTATTGGATGGATGGAGATACTTTACAAGTATTTCCTACAAGCGCTTCTACGAACGATATGTCATTAGTTCATATAAGTCTTGACTTTTCAGCAGTAACTTATGATGACAGTTCTATAACAAATTTTCCTGACGAAGCAGAGCCAGCTGTAGTTTTATATGCAGCAAGAAATGGCATTCAAAGATTAATGAATGATGTTAATGTTTCTTTGTCAGCATTATCTATTTCCTCAACAGTTCCAGTAGCACCAACTTTATCAACAGTAAGTTATAGCGATGCAACAAATGCTGACGCAACTGCAACTGCTGTGGGAGATATTACTGTAGGAAGTGTTAGCAAAGCAGATATAAGTGGAGATGTTCCATCATATACAAAACCTACATTAAGTTTAAGTAGCGTAGCCATATCAGATTTAAGCATAAGCGCAAGCGCTCCTAGTGTTCCAAGTATAGCAACTGTTACATACGCGGACGCTAGCAATCAATCAGCCTTTGCTGAAGATATGTCAACTGTAACATTTGGCACCGTTCCTAGTGAAATAAATGTTTCTGGAAGTGCTCCAACATTTACTCCTCCAGTTTTAACTGTGGATACATCGCAATTTGAAACATTTTTAGAAACAGATGAAGATTCAGAGTTAGCTCAAATACAATTAGGAAGATTAAACAATGAGATTTCTGAATATCAAGCAAGATTAAGTGAGTCTCAAGCTCAGTTTAATAAAGAAAATTCAATATATCAAACAGAATTTCAAGAAGCTATTTCAAAATTTCAAGCTGACCAACAAAAAGTTCTTGAACAAGCTAGGATTGATTTGGCAAAAGCTCAACAAGATTCACAAAACGCTACTAATGTTGATATTGCAAACAAAGCTAAAGACCAGGAGCTTAACCTTCAAAATGCTGTAAATAATATGCAAGAAATTATTAATAATAATAATAGTCTTTTAGCAAAGTTTCAACAAGAATTAGGTTTATATCAACAAAATGTAAACAAAGAAATAGCTGAATATCAGCAAAACACACAAAAAGAATTAACATTATACCAAGCAAGAACTAGCGTAGAACTTCAACAATATCAAGCAGATATACAAAATGAATTAAATGAGTTTAATAAAGAGAATGTAAGATATCAAGCAAACATAGCTGCAGAAGCACAAAAACATAATTCTGATTTACAAAAAGCTATAACACAGGCTCAAATAGATGCAGCTGATGCTCAACAAACAGCACAGCAATCTACCAATGTTGATTTGGCAAACAAAGCAGCTGACCAAGCTTTAGCATTACAAAATTCAGCTCAAAATATGCAAGCTAAAATACAAGACAATAATAACATAATGGCTAAGTACGGAGCAGAGCTTCAGGCTTATGGAGCAAATGTTAGTAAAGAAGTTCAAGAATATAACGCTAATTTACAAAAAGATACAGCTAAATATACTTGGTACGGACAGCAGTATCAAATAATTGATGCTCAATATAAAGAATTTTTACAGTCCTTACAAGGGCAATTAAATAAACAATAAGGAAACATAATGGCAAACGAAATTAGAGTACAAACATCAGTTCAGATTGTTAATGACGTAAGCGTTGCAAACGACGGTGGTGCAGCTGGAGATTACACAAACTATGCTTTAGATGTCTTTTCAGGACAAAGAAGTTGGGGCGGAAGCTATACTATGAATCAAGAATATAGTACATCAGACGTAGCTTATTGGAGTAATGCAGTTGTTTCAGAGGCAAGTAGTGCAGATGGGTTAGATAACTCAGACTGGACAGAATTGTCTGCTGTGACAGCAGGAACATTACCAGCTACAGTTCACGTTGTGGCAGTAGAATACGTTAGTGCACTTGGTTCACCAGGAACTATATCAATTACAGTAAGTGGTGAAATATTCGCAGTATTAGACCCAGGTCAAGCAGTAGTCATTCCTATGGAAATGGGAGAAGCTATTGCTGACGTTAAAATACTAGCAGGTGCTTATACTGACGGAACTCACGAAGCAACAGTTAATGTCTTAGTAGCAGGCGTATAAGATGACTAAAACTAATTGGACAAAACAAAGTATTTCTCCAAGTACATCTTGGTCAGAGCAAGCTTTATCTTCTATAGGTTCAGCTTGGGCTGAAGTGTTTACCTCTTTTTCAAAGTGGGCATCATTCAATATGGCTTGGGAAGATGTAACAGACAATTGGGAGGACCTATAATGGCAGCAATAGAATTTAGCTTAAGAGAAATATTAAGCAGAGTAAGACAAGCAGTTCCTGATGCTAACGAAACATATGTGCTAAACCTTGTAAACCAATGTTTATCAGATATGGGCAAATATGCTACAAAAATGGAATATGGTAAAACAAATTTAGTTAATGACCAACTTTGGTATGGATTAGATGATGATAGAGATATTACTGTGAATAAAGTCTTTAGAGTAAGTATCTTAAATTCTGACAGTGAATATATACAGATTGCTAGATTAACTAACCAAGAAATTAAAATAACAGACACGGAGTAAAAAATGGCAGCAGTAAGTAGTACATATACAGACCCTTCAGACACCTTTGTATGGTGGGTTGAAGGAGATAAATTAGCAATAGCCACAACAGATGGAGATGGAGGAACTACAGAAACTGCTAAAGGTAAATATAAGGCAGCTATTATAGGTTCAGGTTCAGATTATATAGCTAATGGTATATTAATTTCTTATTATGCAGAGCCTGATGCAGTTAGTTCTATAACAAGTACTATTGATTTAGACAATGTTTTACAGCCCTTGTTAATAGATTTTGTGAAAGGACATTTGTTATTAGATGCAGCAGCAAAAGCTTCAGACCCAAATATGTCTGCTATAAAAGCACAAATGGCACAACAATTTTTGGCTAATTATAAAGAAGGGATAAGAAAATACGGTATGAAGAAGAATGATAAAACAGGAGGAACAAGAGCAATTGTTCCAGCAGATTTGAGGTAAAAAATGGCGACATTAACAGGAACAAGAATAAAAGATACTTATAAAGACCTCCTTCAGGTCTCAAATAGTAATTCAGGTATAGACTCAACATTAAGGACGGTATCAGATGGAGAAGCTACAGATAGTGTATTACAACTTAGCAGCGCTGCTGTTAATATATCCTCAGCAGGTGCGTTGCAGTATGCTGGTACTGCTATTACTTCTACAGCTGCTGAATTAAACATTTTAGACGGTGCAACAATTACTGTATCTGAATTAAATATATTAGATGGAGTGACTGCTACGACAGCAGAGATAAATTTATTAGATGGAGTTACGGCAACTACTTCAGAATTAAATATTCTAGACGGTGTTACTTCAACAGCATCTGAGTTAAATATTTTGGACGGAGTAACATCTACAACAGCAGAACTTAATATTCTTGATGGTGTAACATCAACTACCGCAGAATTAAATATCTTAGATGGTGTAACAGCCACAGCCTCTGAATTAAATATTTTAGATGGCGTTACAGCAACTGCTTCTGAATTAAACATAATGGACGGAGTAACAGCTACTACAGCAGAATTGAATTATGTAGATGGAGTAACTTCAAATATTCAAACACAATTAGATTCAAAAATAAGTGCTACGCTAACACAAGAACAGGTAGAAGATTTTGTTGGAGGTATGTTAGACGGTACAGAAACAGGAATTTCTGTTACCTACGATGACACAGATGGTAATATAGATTTTGTTGTAGCTACACAATCAGATAATAATTTTACAACTACACTTAAAAATAAGTTAGATGCAATAGAAGCAAGTGCTGATGTAACAGATACTTCAAACGTAACAAGCGCTGGTGCGTTAATGGATTCTGAAGTTACAAACCTTGCATTTGTAAAAGGTTTGACAAAAGGTATTAGCGATGGAAATGTTTTAACAGCTAATGATGCAGTTGCAGATAATGATTTTCTTAGAATTGATGGAACAGAAGTAGAAGGGTTAACCGTAGCTGAAGTCTTGTCTGCGTTAAGTGTAGAATCAGGTGCAGACGTTACTGACGCAACAAATGTAACAGCTGCTGGTGCATTAATGGATAGCGAGGTAACAGATTTAGATGGTATAAAATCATTAACAGTACCCAACAGTACAACAATATCAACCTTTGGAGCAAGTCTTGTAGATGATGCAAATGCAAGTGCTGCAAGAACAACTTTAGGCGTAGACGCTTCAGGCACAGATAATAGCACCAATGTAACACTTGTTACAAGTTCTCACGATTATCTTTCATTAAGTGGACAAGCTATTACGCTTGGAACTATTGATATTAGCGATGATACGAATTTATCAGCAGGAACAAATATTTCTTTAAGTGGAGATACACTTAACGTAGATGACGCATTTTTAATTAACAGTGGAAATGATTCCACTTCTGGAACAATTACAGCAGCAGGATTTACCACTACTGGTACATTAGCAGCAGGATTAGCAGATATAGATGACGTTGTTATTAATGGAACAACAATTGGACATACAGACGATACAGATTTAATTACATTAGCAGATGGTAATGTAACAATAGCAGGAGAATTAGACTTAACAACATTAGACGTTTCTGGTGACGCGGATATAGATGGAACACTTGAAGCAGATGCTATTACCGTTGGAGGAACTGCTTTAAATACAGTTATTGCAGGAGTTACAGTAGCAAACGCTACATTGGCTTCTACAGTAACTATAACTGACAAATCAGATAATGTAAATTATGATTTAGTATTTGGTAATAGCACAAGTGCTTTATACGATGATACTGGTGCATTATATTATAATCCAAGTACAGGAACTTTAAGAGTTCCAAATTTAAATGTAGCAGGAACAACAACTCAAGTAGATACAGTAACAATGAATGCTGAAAATGCAGTTGTTTTTGAAGGAGCTACAGCAGATGGGTACGAAACTACTCTTACAGTTGTTGACCCTACAGCAGACAGAACAATAAATTTACCAAATGTATCTGGAACTTTACCAGTATTAGCAGCAGCTTCAACTACTCAAATTTCAGCAACACCTGCAGAGCTTAATGTTTTAGATGGAGTGACAGCAGGAACAGTTTCAGCAAGTTTAGGTGTGGTTGTTGATAGTAATAAAGATATTGGAAGTTTTAGAAATATAACGCTTACAGGAGAACTAGACGCAGGAAGTTTAGATGTTTCAGGAGATGTAGACATTGATGGTACCTTAGAGACAGATGCTCTTTCTATTAATGGAACAGCTGTAAGCAGTACAGCAGCAGAGTTAAATATTTTAGACGGAGTTACAAGTACCGCTGCAGAGTTAAATGTCTTAGATGGAATTACAGCTGTAGTAGGAGAATTAAATGCTTTAGATTTAGGAAGCACTGCCGTAGGAACAGCTATTGCTTCTAAAGCAGTTATACTTGACTCAAACAAAGATTATACTGGATTAAGAAATTTTACAATTACAGGTGAATTAGATGCAGCTACTTTAGATATAAGTGGAGATGCTGATATTGATGGAACCTTAGAAGCCGATGCTATAACAGTAGATGGAACAGCTTTAGCTACTTATATTAGAGATACTGTAGGTAACAATATGGTTTCAAGTAATACCGAAACTGGTATTTCTGTAACATACGATACAACTAATGACAACCTTGATTTTGCTTTATCTGCAGCTCAAACAACAATTACTTCTTTACTTGCTACTGATATAAAGATAGGTGAAGATGACCAAACTAAAGTAGACTTTGAAGATGCAAATACAATTAATTTTTATGCAGACAATACTAAAAGAGTATCGATAGATTCTACTGGTTTAAATATTGCTAGTGGTAGTTTAGAAACAGCTACTATTGACTATACAGATGGAGATGTTGCTATAACAATCGCAGACGGCGGTGGAGTAACTAATAATGTAAGTTTAACATTAGCAAGCGGAGCTACAGTAACAGCAATATTAGATGAAGATGATTTAAGTTCTGATAGCGCTACTGCTCTTGCAACTCAACAATCTATTAAAGCTTATATTGATGCTCAAGTTGCTGCTTCAGGTTCAGGAGACATTACAGCAGTAACTTTCCAAACAGATACAGGTTCTGGAAGTAAAGCTTCTGACACTGGTGGTAGTGCAGACTTTTCATTGTTAGGTGGAGATGGAATAGGAATTACAAATAGTGGAACAACTATTACTGCAGCAGTTTCGGCGGCTCAAACAACTATTACATCATTATTAGCTACTGAT